TATGACGCTTGCTGGTCTTGAAGGGACCATAACCCTAGAGGAGACTGACAACACGACCTTTAGCGTTGGTCTACAGTATGGCTACAACTTCCCTATCAACCCTTACAACGGCTTCGTTCCGAAGTTTGGCACCTATGAGCGGTTCAACGCCAAGGTGCTTCTTGTGGATGGTGTGATAGAGAAAGTGTCCGAGCTTGACGGCCTGCTTCGAAAGAGCGCAAGCACTGGGGTACCTCTTCTTCTTATCGCACAAGGATTCGATGAGGAAGTTGTAGCTACTCTGTATTCGAACCTTGCAGCTGGTAGACTAGACGTTGTTCCCGTCAAGCTTGAGCAGTCTCTTGAGACGCTGAACTTCTTGATCGACATAGCTGCAGCTTGCAACGGTGATATCTTGAGCACGCTGAAGGGTGAGTCTCTTGTGTTCGCTGACTATGACCTACTCCCAACCGTTGACAAGGTAAGCATCACAAGCAACGTGCTTACCGTCCACAACAACAGCTCTAGAGCAAGAGTGTGTGCACACTTGCACTATCTCGAAGGTAAGAGACAGGAGCAGAATGAGAAACACGATGTGTCCGATGTGTCTTCCCTCACCATAAAGAGAATCCAGAACTTGCAGGCACACGTTGTCAAGGTTGGTATACCCAAGACGGAATCGAACAAAAACAAGCCCAAACTCGACAACGCCATCAGGGCTGTGAGAGCGGCCTTGACTTACGGGTTCTATAACCCCATGGCCGTCAACACCTCCCAACTCAACAACACCTGGAGTTCCGTTCATCAACAGCTGGTAATGGATATCAAGCCAGGAGAGCTCATCCCAACAGCTAGTCTTTATCTGGCCATGTTGTTCGCTAGCAAGCTGGCTGGTAGCTACTTCACAGCTGCCGGTGCGGTTATGCCAGCATAGTTATTTGCATGACCCGCACAGCCTTCAAATACATCATAAGAAAACTCATACAAGAGGCTCTGGCCGCTCAGGCAATACAGTCCCCAGCACTTGTCAAGAAAGCTTCCGAACTCAAGAAGCACTACAAGTCCAAAAACCCCTACAGCAGCGACATGACCCCCGGATACAACTTGGCTGTGGATCTAGAGAAGCTCAACAGTGTGGTTGCTCGCATCTCAGCAGATGCACAACGCTCATCCCTACCACTCACAAAAGAAGAACTGCTCCAGTTGGTATCCGATGCGTGGGACATGAAGGCTACTTGACTGCTTGCTCCTCATACTTCTTCCTTAGCTTCAAGTCTTCAATGACATCATCCACTGGTGTTCCGCACTTCAGCTGCTTTGAAACCTCTTTCAAGTGTGCCTGCGCAAGTCCTTCGGTGTGAAGGACCAGTTCTTTCAGCTGTGGTTCGGTCAATGAACACTCAAGAAACCACTGGATTCTCTCTTCAACTGTTGGGGGCAAGAACTCCACAATCTTGTCGAACCTACCAGGACGAAGAAGAGCCTTGGGCATAGCTGCTACACTGTTTGCAGTGGCCAACAACACAGGCTTCGTATCGATACCTTTCGCACTCTCAAGGCAGTACAAGAGTTTCTGCATGAGGCTGGCGTCTCCAAGCGTCCGGTCAATATCATCGATGATGACGACTTTTGCACCGGAGAACTCCAACAGCGAGTGCAAAAAGTCGTTGTTGGCTGCTTTGAACAGTGAGAAGTCAAGCTTGATGATGGCATTGGGAGATATCTGTTTCGCCAACTGGAGGCAGGTGGTTGTCTTCCCTGTGCCTGGAGCTCCAACCAACAGATACGTTCGCTGCTCTCCTAGGTCTTCATACTGTTGAAACTCTTTCACCAGCTTGTCAAGCTTGTCGGTGTTGCATGCTCCACAAAATGTCACAGGCTCTCCAGCAGAAAACATCTCGTGCCTCAACGGTTCGATGACCGTCTTGTGGCTTTCTTCATCATACGAGACGATAACAGCTTGGCTGCTCTTCTTGAACAGGTCGCCGAACAGGCTGTAGCAGTCGAAGTTGGAAATGTACTCAGGCTCCAGAAAATCCCCGTACGTGTAGAAATACCTGAAGATATACAGCACTCGTCCCCCAGTGAACGTGTACTGAGTCACAACCATGTTAGCTTCGTTGTTCTTGCCTATCTTCGCAACAACCTCAGTGTGTTCGAACAGGCCGTTGTCAGTGACAAGCTCTATCAGCAACTGAATGAAAGTCCTGTCTTTATGCACAACGAGATTCGGGTCTTTTGCCAGGATGGCTTCTTTGGCTTCCTTTGTTGAAGGATAAACGTCATGCTCTGCGTATGCGAGTTTCTCGAACAACTGCCCCGACTTCTTCAAGCTTGTGAAGAATGTGTCGTTGCCCGTAGGCACAGTGTCAAGAAGCTCTGTGGCATGCTTTATCTTTTGCCTATGCTTCGTCTTGCCTAGCTTATGACTCATGACATAGTGAGCCACGGCCCCTATAAGGTAGAAGAACAAGTTGACAATCAGGCTTCTCGTCTTAGACGGAGCTTGAGGAGTTGAATCGTTGCTCATATGAATATGTGCTGAATGTGTGTTCGTTGGTAGAGTTCGGCTTACGCTTATGCTACGTCAACGATAATCAACACTCAACACATATCGGGATATCGGCTCACTTCGCTGTTGAAGTGATGTCAACGATTTCGCACACACCTGCGCTGCAAGCCAGTTCTTGTGTGCCAGAGGTGCTGTCTTCCGTTTCGAACATGCTCAGGTCGTTCCAAGAGATTTCGGCAGGCATCTTCGACACTGCTTCCTCGTACTGTTCCTTGGTTATCTCTTGATACGGAGCTTGACGATAGATGTGGTCGGTTGCTGGAAGGAAGGATACTCCACCAATGTGGTCGAAGTTCTTGTATACCCACGCACCAACATCCATCCACTCATCTTCACGAACAGATATCGTTACCGACGGGTTGTGTTCTGTCCAACACTCTCTGTATGTCTTCCATAGCTCAAGGTGTTGAACGGCTGTGAGATGAGAGTTGACGATAGCGCCCTCTGGCGCCTTGATAGGGAACGAGAATACTGTTGTCGATTCCGGCTTCAAGGCTTCTGGTTCGCTTGGCACATCTGAAGCCTTCAAGAATGTTGTCAATGGGTCTTTGTTGTCCGCTCTCACAGAACGAAGGTAGTATTCCGAATGCCATGGGTGAATGCCGCTAGACACACCAACAAGCTGTGACACCGTGCCTGATGGCTTGACGCAGGTGATGGCTGTCGACGCTTGGATTCCAAGGTCTTCGGCTTCCTTCTGGTTGACTTCGATGGCTCTCTCTCTCATCCTGTTGAGCAGCGCTGCCAGCTCTGGCCCGTTCGTTGAAGTAAGTTTGTTGCCGAATATTCCGGTCAAGCTCACTCCCAACAGTCTCTCTTCTTCGCAGTTGTTCTTCCATGCCTTACGGATGTACTTGAAGTTGGTAAGGGTTGACTGCCATGTGCCAAGAATGGTGGCAAGCTCAACCTTTCTCAACAAGTCTTCCTCTGTGTCTTCAGCACGAATCACAATCTCTGTCAAGTTGCAGAACTGAAGTGAACGCAGCAGAATCTCTGCACAAGGATTGGTGCCACGAACCTTCGACGCATCTCTCCTGCCTGCCTTCTGAATGTGCTTCCTTACGCTTTCAGCGTTGTAGATTCCTCGCTCTCCTGACTTGGACTCATAAAGGTTTCTCCACTCACGAAGGAACTGTGCTGTATTTGGTTTCGAGTCATACACAGCAGAGTTGTTCGCAAGAGCACGCTGTGGCTGTGATTCCCACCACTGCCCACTCTTCGCCTTCGCCATCTCGAAGTCATCAAGGTTAGACAACGAGATAAGGGCGCTTCGGCGCACACCACCAACAACAACGACTTCACCAATTTTGCACATGATGTCATGCGCTTCAATAGACTTCAGTCGTCTTCCTTTGGCGTTCTTGAACACTTGCGTGGTGAATCTGAACAGTTCCTTCAGTGGTTCAGGGCCAGAAGCTCTGCCACCGAACGTCTTCAGTCTTGCTCCAGCTGGTCTGACCTTCCTGGTGTCCCAGTTCGGAATCTGACCGTTCACAAGCAAGGATATGAGTTCCTTGTATGCCTTGGCCCAGCCCATCTTGCTGTCCTCAACAACAATCGTGGTTTCTGTCTGTTCGAACTCGTCAGCGATAACAGGCAGTTCCTTGACGTGCTCTTGCTCAACCGAGAACCCTACCCCTGTTCCATTCATCAGAATGTACATGGCTTCGTCGAAGGCACGGAGCGAGTCAACAGCGATAAACGAGCAGTTTCCTGTAACAATGCCATTTGGAAGAACAAATGAGTGGTCGTCTTCTACTTCAAGACACCACACAGTCTCGACTGTGGATTCTTGAATATTCTGCACGCTATATGTAGAGTTCTTGGAGTCGCCAAAACCTAGAACGAGTCCAAACGTGGATGTTTTCGGGCGAATGCCGTAGTTGGTTTCTTCCCCAGTAAGGTCCGTTTCCTGAGTGATGTAAGCTCCAACGGCAGGGAACATCTTGCGAATGAACTCTATTGATGTTTCCTTGGATGCTTGAATCCCGCTGAATGGGCTTGGCCATTCCCCGTTTAGGTTCTTGTTGCCATCTGCATCGAGGTATCCACGCACAAAGGCGACAACCTTTTCGAAACCGTCCTCTTCAATTGTTGGCAGCGCCTTTAGGTAGTGGCCAGTATAGGCAACCGCATCCCCACCCCACGAGGCAGGTGAACTCACAGAATAGCCGAGCTCTTGGAATCTATCCAGGAACCTCATTTTGTTTTCACCACATAGGCGTACCATCGAGTGTGTGTACTCGCCACTCTTGTTTTTGGTCAAAGTACCGTCGCCATACACGAACCCCAGCGCCCAATAGATACGTTCCGTTGGCGAACTGTTGTAGTAATCCCAATCGGCCACAATTCGTGGTGGTCTGGCCAACTGGTCCTTCGGCTGAAGGTTTGTTGTTCGTGACCCATCGGCCAAAATCCACTGATGATTCTTTGTGGCTCTGACCGTATGTGCAGAGCGCCCACGGGAAATTGTGATGTTGTACAGCCGTTGTTCGCCATAACTGCGCACGGTCGCAGGCTTCCATGCTCCCGTGTGAGTGAGGACAGTAACCTTGTCTCCGCTCTTGAAATCCGAGAATCGGCGCACTCCTTCTTGAGTAATGAACTCAGTTTCTCTCCCGAGACAGTTATAGGCGCAGATGTTATCTGCTTCCATAGCAGGGCCAGCAGCCATCAACGCTCTCATTGAGGGCATGATTTCATGCTCAAGAATGGCCTTCTCAACCAAGTCGAAGTTGGGGTCATCCTTGGCGTAGCCGTAGTTTGTGGTCATGTGCTTGCGCATGAACCCAACATAACGGGCTACCGTCTCAGCCCACGTCTCCCTACGGCCCTTGTCATCCAGCCAGCGAGCGTATCGACTCGTGTGAATGAAGTTTCTGTATGGATCGATGATGTACCCTTTGTTGTCTACTAGTGACATTCCTGTTTCTCCTGTGATTTACTTGCTGTATGTTCGTTGAACATTGTATGCTTGCTTCGTCTGCTTGAGAGCTGCCTTGAATTTGTCAACGACGCTCTCGTTCAGTCTTTCTTCTTCCGATGTCATCTCTGCTTGAATGCCCTCAACTTCATCGGCGGTAAGAACTCTGATGTTGCTCTGCGCTGTGTTCAAGTGAATCTTGAACTGCAACCCATCGATGCCAAACCGGTTCTTGGCAACGAACAAGGTTCCAAGTCCTGTTGACTTCTGTGTGCTCATTCTCTGAAGACCAATCACGAAGTCCGCTTCTGCAGCTTGTCCGTAGCTTTCCGCTAGGTTTGTAAGGTCGACGATGTCGCTCTTCGCACCTTCCTTGTTGGACTGAAGGGCGGTCCACACTGGAAGGTCCAGCTCTTTTGCCATCCTTCGAACTTCTTGAATCACACTCTGCATTTCAAGTCTCGGAAGGTCGTACCTGTCGGTTGACCGAATGATACCAGCATAGTCAATGATGATCATGTCAGGCTTGATGCCCTTGTAGGTCATCTTCTCAACGTGTGCCTTGATGTTTGAACAGCTGATCGACCTAGCTGGGTATTCCTTGATGATGAGTCTTCCTAGATGTTCCTTGTTCGCTTCGAAGTAGCCCTTGATCTGCTCTTTCGCTTCCGAACAGTCCGAAGCGTTGATGCCGGTCAAGTGGCTGTCATATCGAATACCGGTATATCTCTCGTTGAGCTCCATGGTGTAGTGGAACACGTTCTTCTGCTGCAACAGTGCTTGCGCCCCTATGTGTGTAAGGACATGGCTCTTGCCAACGCCGCTGGGAGCACACACAATGCCAATCTCTCCAGAGCCAAGGCCGCCAGCCATCACTTTCTTCTCGTCAAGCTCCGGAATGCCTGTCTTGATGGCGTGCCTGTATGTCTCAGAATACCTTGCATCGATGTCGTTCAAGTAGTCATGGCCAGGAGACGAAGCCATACCAGCCGCCAGAGCAGCCTTCATAACCTCTGCAACCTTGTCGTGCTTGCCAGCAACAATCAAGCCAACGCTTTCTTGCAGCGCATTCTTGATAAGCTGCTGGCGACAGAACTCGAACGCCTTCTCTTTTACCCAAGGAAGGTCATTCAAACTCTCGTTCCGGATAACCTTCTGCAAGAACCCATGGCACTGTTCTCTCAAAACAAGGTCGTTATCTGCACTCAACGCATCCTTGATGACAGTGATAAGCAGTTCTAGTGTCGGAAACTCTTTGTATGACGTGTGGTAGCCGATGTACTTGTTGGCAATCAGCTTCAAGTACGCAGGCTCAAGACACTCGTCAACGTTGAAAACTTCGACAAACTGTGCAGCCCACAGTCTGTCCGTAAGAAGTGCTTGAAGCACTTTCTCTTGAAACGATTTGCCAAGTGCAGCAAACCCTACCTTTTGCTCTGCTGGTTTCTTGTTGCTCAATAGTTCTTGTGATGTCATTTTGTACTCGTGTGTTACGTGTTGGTGTGAAAGATGGAAGTGTGTTTGCCGTGTGGAACAGTGTTCTACACGACCATTTAGCAGTTCGAAACTAGTTTAGCGTTTCAAGGGTGAGGCTAACTATCCCACCATCTCGACTGTCCTACCCCAACAGCCGGGTCAACGAAGTAGCAGCCTCGTTGCGTTGAAACAGTTGTCTATGTCGTAGCTCACAGGGATTCCTGCAGAGGAAAAAATCTTCAGATAGTTCATCTTGTTGTACTTCGGTTCGAAGTTATCAACCTTGTAGTCTATCTTCGCTATCTGTGAAGCCGCCAGACAGCTTGTGTCAAGAAACATAAGCCTCCAGTTCCTGTTCACTACATCTAGATGCTGTAGAACATCAGAATAGCACTTCGGCAGTTTCTTGCCACCACTTTCGTTTATAGCCTTTCTGGAGGCTTCCTCCAACCAGGACGCATCCAAGTCTGTCTCTCCCGAACGGATGCCCGGATAACGGCTTGTAAGCGTTTTGAACCCTATCCCTGGTATGCCATCTAGGTTGTCGGAAGGGTCGCCAACAACCGCTCTTGCAAGCGTGATGTTTCTTACATGCACGCCAAACCTCTCAAGAACATCGTCTGCTCCAACAAGCAGTTTCTTGCCTGGATCGTATATCCTCACTGTTGGGTCTTCGAGAAGTTGATAAAAGTCCTTGTCGGAAGACACCACAATCTTCGTCGTGTCTGTTCTGCCTTGGAACTTCCTCTTCGCAAGATAAGCGATTATGTCGTCGCACTCTGTGTCTTGCAGAAACAGCTGGCAAACAGGTAGTTCTCCTAGAATCTTCGTCAACAGCTGGAGCTGAAACAGCTTGTTTTGTGTGTCGCTTGCCGCAATGAACTTTCCATCTTGGCGATACATCTCTTTTAGCTGCTTGTTCGTAGCCCTGTTGGCCTTGTATTCCGAGTAGATGGACTTCCTCCTAGGAGACGGACCACCTTGTTCCCATACAACATAGACAACTTCAGGCTTGAACTGCTCTATCAAGTGCCCAAGTGCTTTCGTGAAGCCTAGAACGCCACCAACAAGGTCGCCGCCAGCTGTCACAGATTCGTTCACCGCAAAATGTCTGATGAAGACGTTCAGTCCATCGATCAGTAGAATAGGTTTTTTGATTGTGTTCGTGTTCATACCAAGAATAGCTTTCGTTTCAGAATGTCATCTGTCTGAAGCATCACGAAACCAAGTTCGCCATCCGAAGCTAGCAATTCAATATAGAGTCTAGCCGCAACATATGGAGTTTCTGTCTTGTCAGGAGAGGCAACAACAACCCTTCCTGTTATCAGCCCTACAGTTTCTCCAACCGGAAACGTGACAAGCTGTCCTGGCCACATGGTCCACGGGTCAGGTATTCCAAGTTTCCTCCATCCAGCTTTTGTCTTGTCCCAGTCTAGGTTTTCTGTGTTTCGGACAACTGTGCCATCTGGGATGGTTCGTGTCGGATACCATATGGTTCCAACACCATCTCTTCTGTGGCTAGATGACGGCTGCTCTGATTCCTCCGAGGAGTCAAAGGACTCCCAGCCAGTAAGAGAAAGAGTTGCAACGCCCGACCCCTCCGCAATTGTATCGAACCCTAACACCAGAGTGCCAGCTTTTAGTTTGAGAAACTCTGCGAGCTTCATTGCCCCGTGCTCCCGAATCCAGCATCTCCCCTCGCTGTTTCTGTCACATCGTCAGCTTCGAGCATCTCAACGTCACCAGCAAGGTCTCTGCCATCGCTGGTTACAATCACTCGAATCAACAGCTGAGCTATTCTGTCCCCTGCTTTGAACGAAACGGTTTTCTCTGAAAGATCCCGGTCTACTGTTTCCGAAAAAATACTGCCATGCCGTTGTTGGTTCAAGTTCTGGAGAATAACCTTTATCTCTCCTCGATATGTTGCGTCGATGATGCCTCCCAGTGGTATGACACCCTTAGCCGCTAGCCCCGACCTACCTTCAATCTGGAGGAAGAATGAAAAGTGACTGCCGAAGATCCCCGCTGGCATGTCTGCCAGTTGAAGTCCGGTAGAAACCAACTGTCTCTCTCCTGGCCGAAGCCGAAAATCCTCAACGCAGAATAGATCGAACCCTGCGTCTCCCAGTTTCCCCTGCTTGGGCAGAATGGCGTTCGGATGTGTCTTCTTGAACTTGATTTGCATGTTGTTCATGTCGTGTTGTACTCCTGTCGACACAGGGTAGCAACAACACAACAGAATTCAAATGCAATTCTAGAAATGCAAAAAGGGAGCAAGACTTTCATCTTGCTCCCTCGCCCACTTTATCGGTTGTCGGCGGGACTTATCTGTCCCCCACTAGGATTGAAGGTCGTAGAACACATTCCCCCCCGGTGTTCTCACTTACGCTTCTTGGGCTTGGCAGCCGGGGCAGCAGCCGGGGCAGGGGTTGCAGCGGTCACAGCGGGAGCCGCTGCAGCGGGAGCCGGAGCGGGAATCTGCGCAGGCGTGATTCCCTGGTTGTTGGCGAGAAGCTTCAGGGTGTAGTCCTGAATGGTCTTGTGGACCTTGATCATGTTCGCCTGGATGACGTTGATCGACTTCCAGCAAGTCATGAACACCTCGGGCGGTGCAGACTTCATGAACTCGCCCATGTTCCGGGCTTCCGAGTCGTTGAGGTTGTGGGTCTTCAGCTTGTGGTCGAGCTTGCCCATGAGATCGATGAACTTGCTGTACTTCTTGGTGTCGTCCTTCGGAAGACGCTTCAGAACCGCCGACCAGTCCGAGAGCACGTCTTCTGCCGAGATGTCAGCGTCACGCTCCTTCATGAAGTTCCAGTAAGCCAGCGCAGGCTCGAAACCGACCATCGATGCAGCCATGTGGCAGAACAGGGTGTTTTCCACTTCGTCGTAGAGACCCGCTTGGGTCAGCTCCGCATCCAGGTTGCCCCAGGCACGACGGTCCGGGTACTTCTTGTTCGCCTCGAACGTGTCCTTGTACTCCAAGAACTTCTCGTTCGAACGGATGAACTCGACGAGACCCTGGTTGCAGTTGTCGCTGGCCCAGTCCAACCAATCCTTGAGCGTGGGCTCAAGGTCGATCGTGGCGTATCGAGAGATCGCCGCAGGATCCATCGGCTGCACATCGTACTGCTCTCCGACGTTGACCGCCACGAACACCCGAGTGCCCTCGTGAAGCAGGTTGCCGTCGAACGCCTTGGAATCGGCAAGCTGGAAGGTCGCTTGCTCGACACCCTTGATCGCTCGGTTGAGCTCATCGAGGAAGAGAACCGAAGGGTACTCGCACGCAGCCAGGAGCCACTCCACCGCACGGAACACCGTTCCGCCTCGGTTGCCCTCGAAGGGGATACCCGTGATATCGCCCTCGGTCATCTGGGAAAGACGGCGCTCGATGACCGGCACACCCATGTCGTAGTGCCACACATCCCGAGCGTGACCCTCGTAGGCAGGGTTGCCCTCGTTACGCTTCCAGAAGGCTCGCACCATCTTACGGAAGCCGCTGTCCTTGGCCAGTGCCGCACTCATCCGGACGCAGTAGTCACGGTCCTTGTAGAGATCGTGGCGCAGCGAGCCTGCAATCTGATAGACCACCTGGGACTTGCCGATGCCGTGGCGACCACGAAGCATCACCGCACGGTCCGACGAGAAGCGAGAGACAAGAGCCTTGGTAGAACGAATGTCGAGATTGACGGCGAGAGTAGACATGTTTTCTTTGTACCTTTTATCGATTGCCTTGGTTGCTAGCTCCGGCGAACCGCCGCCGGAGCGTCATCCTCATCTGATGTACCTATAATACCACCCCCATGGCCTTTTCTAAACCATTATTCTGTGTGGAAATTTCCTGGCCGTTATCGGAGGCGAGGGTTGCGGGGGCGGAATCCCTGCAAATTCCCTAGGAAAAATACAAGCGCTTTCATTTTCTCGCTTGTTTTACAGGGAAAACCAGTCTGTCACACCTAGTGCTCGCACGTCATAGAAAACCTCCCTTCTATAGATGAAAACTCCCAAAGAGCATCATGGTGAAAATGGCTAGGCAAAACACAGGGCCAATAAGCATATTCTTCTTTCGTTGTGTGGTTGCACTGGAAATATGCTAGCAGAATATGGGTTGACTTATTCCGTTCTGGGTGGTAGAGTAGGTGTATGAGTGAAACACAGAACGACCCGAACGACACGAAGAACACCAAAATCTCTCCGTTGAAGGTCCGCCACGAGCCTGACCCCAACGTCGATCCCGACGAGTACGAGATTGGACAAGCTCTGATTCAGCTTCTCCAAGAAGAGCCCTTTCTTGGGGGAATGTCGATGTACATTCCCAAGATTCGGGACTGGAAGGTTGACACTGCCTACGTCATGTGTGACCGACGTGGCAATATCAAGATGGGTTACAACCCTGACTTCATGCGCTCCCTTTCCATGAAGGAAAAGAAGGGCGTCATCATGCATGAGCTGTTTCACTGCGTGTTCATGCACATCACGGACCGTTCCGTGTCGGACCAGAAGCGACACAAGCTCTGGAACGTTGCCACGGACCTTGCAATCAACAGCATCATCGGCGAAGACAAGTTGCCTACGTTCTGCATGATGCCCGGTCGTGCTCCGATCACCGACGATCCGGACCTTGAGAAGTTGTTCCTTTCTCTTCCCAAACTGGAGAGCTCGGACTACTACATGGCTCGGCTTGAGCAATACAGCAAGCAGAAGAACAAGGGCAAGGGCGGCGGCGACGAATACACCATCGCTGTTGGAAACGAGAACGGCGAGACTCTCGACGGCCACGGTGGTTGGGGCGACATGCCCGACGACCTTCGTGACATCGTTCGGGAGCAAGTCAAGGGACTGATCGAGAAGGGCGTCAAGAACGCTCACAACCGTGCTTCGTGGGGCTCGATTCCCCAGGGCATCGCTGCGCAGATCGAAGCTCTCTTGAAGCACGAAGTTGACTGGCGTGCGGTTCTGCGTATGTTCATAGGTCGGGCTCGCTCCATGGAGCGTCACTCCACCATGAAGCGAATCAACAAGCGTCTGCCGTACATGCTTCCTGGTGCTCGCCGTAGCACCGTTGCCAACGTGTTGTGGGCAATCGACCAGTCCGGCTCTGTTTCCGATTCCGATGTGCAGAAGGGGCTTGCAGAAGCCTTCGCTTGTTCCAAGGAAGCGGGAATCGATATCGTGAACTTCGACACCGAAGTTGACCTTTCCTCTTTCAAGACCGTCAAGAACGGTCAAGGATTCAAGTGGGAGCGTACCCGCTGCGGTGGTACCGACTTCGATTGTGTGCAGCGCTACCTCAACGAAACCAAGAACCGAGGCAAGTATTCGGCGGTGATCATGTTCACTGACGGCTTCGCTCCCAAGATGGGAGCCATCGTCGGAACCAAGGTCATGTGGGTTATCACCGAACACGGTGACATGGGAACGCCTCGACCCGGAGACCTTGTGGTGCAGATGACTTCGAAGGAAGGCGTCAAGCGCCGGTAATCCTCCCTCAACAGCCTAGGTTCGAAACACAAGGGTAGTTCCCATAACCGGGGGCTGCCCTTGTTCCATTTTCCCCGGCTAGTTATGGTTCACAACCGAAAGAACACGGTGCGACATGAACCAAATAACCCTGCCTGAACAAGTGCAAAGCTACCTCGATGTAGTAGCAGCCAAGTATGGAATAACCGTTCGCATCGAGGAGAAACAGAACTCTAAGCTCATGAGGCTTATTGGTTGGTTTCTAAAGGCAACTCGCATCAACAAGCTGTTCATGGAGAACTACTACACCACACTAGGCAACACCATTTATTTGCCCGTCGGTGCAGCTGCTAACCACGATCCGGAAACACTCACAAGAGTCATAGCTCATGAGTGCATCCATATCCTTGACAGCGACAGGCTCACTGGACCCTTGTTCAAGTTCCTGTATCTGTTCCCTCAGTCGCTTGCGGTATTCTCGCTGCTAAGCGTTTTTGCGGTGTGGAATATCCAATTCCTATGGTGCTTGCTGTTCCTGCTAGCGCTTGCTCCTATACCAGCCCCGTTCAGGTACTTCTTCGAGCTCAGAGCCTATCGAATCGCTGTCTTGTTTGCTCGTAAGAGAGACAAGCTAGATGACGAGAGCATGAACGGCGTGTATGACTGGGTAATCAAGCAGTTGAGCTCAAGCCTCTACTACTTCACATGGCCGTTCCCAACCATGATTCTGAAGCACTTGAAGGATGAGCGGTTTATGTCTGAACAAGACTTCAAACCGGTAAGCGTCTGGATAATCAAGGGGAACACCGAACGGTTGATGGCTGCATACAAGCTTCGTCATGCCAAGGAAGAATAACCATATGCCGAAGCCAACAGACAACAAGCTACAGTCTATTCTGTACAACGACACGACGGACAAGCCAAAGCCAACGAAGGCTGGCGCTGGAGTGCTGTTCTATGCCAAGAGCACAGCTCGGTACCTCGTACTCAGAAGGTCCAGCATCGTCAAGGAACCTTACACCTGGAGCGGAGTAGGTGGCAAGATAGATCCGGGTGAAGGACCGTTCGAAACAGCTAAGAGAGAAGTGTTCGAAGAGATGGGTGTAGATCCAGCTGCTAGATACTTCCTTGTGTTCGTGTTCAAGTCCAACCATCACCAGTTCAAATACTTCAACTTCCTTGGAGTTGTCGATAAAGAGTTCACGCCAACCCTCAACGATGAGAACATCGACTATGAGTGGGTGTCCTGGGATGACCTTGTTCGTATGCCCAAGAAACATTACGGTCTGCAGTCCCTCATCAAGAACGGTGGAGCAAAAATCAAGAGCATCATAAATGCTCCGTCCACATAACAACCATCTCTTGTGGGGCATATAACCCTACTCCCAACCCCTCCGACCCTCCCTCTCTGGTAATGTTCCACTCGCTAGAGGAATCCCTATGAAGAAGAAACACCCACAAATAACAGCCACCTCTCAACTCAGCATAATCAAGCGTCTTATTGACCATGAACTCAAGCTTGTTCTAGAACAGCTTGATATGGGAGGTATGATGCCAACACCCGGAGCTCCACCAGGAGGAGCTGGTGACATGGGAGGTATGCCTCCAGGTATGCCTCCAGACGCTCTAGGAGGCTTATCTGAGCCCGATGCCGGTATGGATGAACCACCGGAGGAGAAAGACCCTAACAAGGCTCTCCTGGACCGTCTAAAGAAGAAAGAGGAAGCTGATATTAGGAAGACATTGCTGTCTAGGCTTCAGGGAGAGAAAGAGGATGCAACTCTTCAGTTCTTCGCTTGGGTTCTTGACGATACCAAGTCGGATGAGACAGGGGATGGCGGTGAGGAGTCTGTCGATATTCCACCGAAGGTAACAAGCGTTGTGAGGGAGCTTATGGACCAGTTCGACATAGACGAAGACAGTCTACCAGAGCCAGAGGAACCAGAAGAGCCTGAAGTACAGCCTGCTGTAACTACTCCTACTGCTCCGGTAGCACCACCAGCCCCAGATCAAGTTCCCGGCACAACTCCAGCAATTCAAGAAGCTACTCGACTATTTAGGAAGCAAGAAGAAGGTAGAGCAGCACAGATGAAAAAGAAGAAGCCACAAATCTCTGAAGAGAAGCTCCAACGACTTGTGTCCCTCGTTGTTGAGAAGAAGATTTTGCAGCTAAAAGAGGGAAAGAAGTTTCAGGCCATCAGGTCATTGACCATTCAGGCTCAGCAAGCAGCCATGAAGTTCGAAGAGACAATGGTTGACACTCTGGAACTTATCGATCCAGACGAACTAACGGATGAAGAGCAGCGTGTGTATTCACAAGCTATGGCGGACATGCACAGCAAGGTTATTGAGGCTGTTGTTCATGCCAGCGAAGTGCTGAAGAACTTGTCTTCGAAGCCACCAGAGCCTGAAACACCCAAGAAGGGTAAGTCACAGCCTGAAGCACAGCCGGTAGCTCCTAGTGTTTCCAAGGAACTTCCAACCTTGACACTACAAGGCACCTGATATACACAATCACCGAATCATGCTTCTATAATCAACACCACACTACGTAGGTGTTAGGAGCATGATACAATGGCGATGACAGACGAAGAGAAACGAGAGCTCAAGAACTCTGTGTTTGCAGCAAAGCAGGCTGCTGATCAAATGGGCCTTCCAACAACAGGGATTCCTGTGCAGTCACAACAGCAAGCGGCTCAGCAGGCGGCTGGACTGGCACAGATTCCCGTTGCATCGGTACCACTCCCTTCCTCTGGGCTTGTGTACGAAGATGAAGCGCTCCGTGGCGCAACAGAGCTTGAAATCAGGCACATGGCAGCCAAGGACGAAGATATCTTGATGAATCAGGCGTACATCAAGAAGGGGTCAACGACAACCGAACTCGTCAAGAGTTGCTTGCTCAACAAGAGTCTGGATGTGGGTAAGCTCATTGGTGGAGACTTGTCGGCCTTGCTTATTGCCATCAGAGTTACAGGCTACGGTGCTGACTACGGGTTCAAAATCAAGTGTCCAGCTTGTGAGACACAGCAAGAGCATCACGTCAACTTGACCGAGCTCAACATCAAGGAACTCGACTTGGGAAAGCTCAAGCAAGTAGGAGAGTTCCAGAATGCATTTGAAGTTGAAAAGCTTCCTGTGTCTGGAAAGCGTATTGTTTTCAAGTTTCTGACGACAAGAGACCAAGAGAGAATCGTAGCGGACATCGAAGCGAAGCGCAAGAAGGGTTTTACTCAGGACAACCTTGTCACAACCAAGCTGTCGAACTGCATCATTTCGGTTGACGGGCATACCGACAGAGGACAGATTCACCAGTTCTGCCAGTACATGCCAGCCGGGGACAGCTTGTACCTCAGAAACGTAATCGACCGTTCAGAACCGGGCATCGACATGAGAACAGAGTTCAAGTGCTCAAGCTGTGATCACGAGGAGGTGATAACGGTTCCACTCGGAGCTTCGTTTTTTTGGCCTGACGCCGAGTGACAGAATTGATGTTCTCCTGGAGCCGTTCTTCATCCTAGGATACTACTTCGGCATGTCCTGGGAAACCTACTACGAATACCCCATAGCCTTCCGTAAGTGGCTTATAGAACGCATCAACAAAGAAGTTTCCAGGGCTGTTGACAACAAGGCAGACATCCCCAGCAAGGGACTACAGCACAACACCCCACAAATGAGAGCAATGACCGGCAAAACGAAACAGTTCGGTCAGAATGGAAAAACACAGCGTTTCACATGAACACATTCCTACCGCCTTGTTGTAGAGTTGGTTCATGATATACGAGTCACATTTTCTGTTCACTGTTGGGCTGGAGGCTGGAGGGGAGCTGTACGAACTAGACGCTTCGAAGTGCAAGGTCACTTCAAGCAACTCTCTGGCGTTGTGCTTGACAAGGCCGTTGCTACCACAGAATCCCATTCTGTATGCGACCCCCGGCACTTGGTTCCCTGCTTTCATCGTGAGGCAGTACGACAAGGGAATGAGTTTGGTTGGAGTAAAGACATACAGGGATGTGAGGATTCAGGATATCCTCCACCATCCAGACATGGTGGTTGAGTTTACCTATAGGAGTTGCACATGACAGAACAAAAACTCACAGCCACAGGTACCCTCACGGTTTACTGTGGGCCTATGTATGCAGGCAAGACCAGTTTGTTGATCGCAGAGCTGGAAGAGAGCTTGGATTGCGGAGAAACGGTTCTCGTTATCAAGCCGACGATCGACAACAGGTACAAGGAAGACGACGTTGTGTCTCACGACGGCATCTCTCTAAAGAAGAACACGAGTCATCCAGTGCTGTGTTTGCCTGTTGATGGCACTGTTACAGAAGAACAGTTGCAGGGTGTAACTCTTGTTCTTATCGATGAGGCACAGTTCTTTGAAGACTTGTCTCTTGTTCAGGTTCCAGACTTACTAGTAGCTGGTGTAAACGTCATTGCTTTCGGACTTGACATGGATAGCGAAGGCAGACCGTTTGGTTCAATGCCAAGGCTGCTGACCATGGCTGACCGTGTTGTGAAGATGAAGAGCGAGTGCGTTGTGTGCGGCGAAGATGCTCAGCGAACCTTTCGAAAGTTGAGCGCCAAATCAACTTCACAAGTCCTCATTGGTGGTGCTGAGACTTATGAGGCTCGCTGCCACAAACACTGGCTTGAAGGGTTGAGTGAACGTAAGCGCTGGATGGCTTGAAGAGCCACTAGTCTTCGTTCTTCTCGTCATCATCTAGAAGCAACTTCTTGTCCCCGACATCCTTTGGTTCCTTCGGGTCGAGTTGACGTTGCTTGTCTTGTTCCAACTTGCTCTTGAGCTCCTTCACAGCCTCAAGAATGATAGCTCGCAGTTCTGCTTTCGATATCTTCATTTGCTCTCTTCGGGTTTACTGTCAGCTGCAGCTGCCTTTCCTGGCTTCTTTGCTGCAACGGGCTTCTCGACAGCTGCAGCTGTTGGCTGCGCTTGTTCTGGCCCACATGTGTGCTGGCAGGGTGTACAGGTGTGTTTCTCAAGCTCTTCAATCTTGCTTTCGAGAACTTGAATCGAACCTGTCATCTTGGTGATTGCTTCGACAAGGGTGCTCAGCTGTTCAATAACGCTGTGCATGTCTCGGCCAGCTATGTTCGTTGGGACTTTTATGTCCAGGACAGGTACGCCATTTTCGGAGGTAATCCCTCTTCCGTCTACTGTAACT